AGTGGAACAGGGACTACTAATTACGTTCCTAAATTTACAGGTGCAAGTACAATAGGGAATAGTTTAGTTTATGATAATGGAACTAATGTTGGTATAAATCAAGCATCTCCAACAAGAACATTAGATATTTTAGGTGCAAGTGGAATTGGAACAGTCCTTAAATTACAAGGGGGAAGTGGCACAACTACCTATTTGCAAATGGCATATAATGGAGCAACAAATGCTCAAAGCGGTTACATTGGTTATAATAGCAGTAGCCAAATGCAATTTTTTACTAATGATACAGTTGCATTAACTATTGATTCCAATAGAAATCTAGGCTTAGGAGTTACACCGAGTGCGTGGAATTTATCAGGGTTAAAAGCATTTCAGATTGGTGCAGTTTCTACAATATTTGATTTTTCAGACAATTTATATATAACAAGAAATAGGATTTACGATAGTGGTAATAAATACCAAAAAAATGGTTTTGCACAAACTTATGAACAAGATTCATTAGGTCAACACGTTTGGTTAAACGCTCCTTCAGGCACAGCAGGTAACGCTATAACATTTACCCAAGCAATGACTTTGTTTAGTACAGGTAATTTAGGTGTTGGAGTAGGAGGCACAGATGCAGGTTACAAACTAGATGTTAATGGTACTGGGAGGTTTAGTGGAAAAATAACATCAACAACAGGTGGGATAGAGGCTCAAGAAGGATATATAGACACTTACCATGCAAGTTCAGTAACTGAATCGGGATATTATTTACGTTCATTTACAAACACAACAGGAAGCACAAAAGCAAGTATCGGAGATTTTGGGGTTTTACAAAGTGCATCCAGCCAAAGAAAGGGAAAATTCTTTATTGATTTGGCTAACGGGTCAACTCCTGTAAGAGTTTTTACAATATTAAACACTGGTGAAGCTACATTTACTTCAACGGTTACTGCAACAGGATTTTTTGAATCTTCAAGCGTAGTAGGTAAAGACATTATAAAAACAAATCCATTAACAAACCTAAATTTAGATGTTATACAGTACACTCGTAAAACAGACGAAAACAAAGATGTGAGATATGGTTATTCAGCAGAGCAAATACACTCATTAATGCCTGAATTAACAGATAAGGATGTAACTGCGGTAAAATATTTAGATGTACATACTTTATTAATTGCTCAATTACAACAAGAGATAAAAGAACTAAAAGCTAAACTAAACTAATATGGCAGATACATGGAATGGAACAGATGACGCAAGTTTAGTTACAGGAAACTGTATTAGAAATGCAGGTGCTATTGGTTTGATTACAGTTAGTACAATACCATCCGCTTTAGATAAAGAGGCTTTGACAACTGCTCAATTAGCAACCTATACAAGCATATCAACAGGAAGTTTATATTCAGTTAACTTATCGGCATATTATACATCAAATCAATGCCCTACAAAAGGAGCAATTTTAGCAACATTTTAATCAAATAATATGAAAAATATAACTCCTATCTCTATATGGGATAACGGAACAAACCAAAAAGCAACAATTTTAAACGCTTATTGCATTAATGACAATTTAAGTTCATCAGCATCATTTTACTATTCTCTTTTAAGCGATAGTTTGCAACAACTTGCTCAAGGTAATTTATCTATGTCAGGCGAAGATTATATTGGTTGGCAGACAAATGATTATGCTTATGATTGGGTAGCTACTCAACTTAATTTAACTATTACGGGTGATTACATTCCTCCTGTTGTTGAGCCGAAAGAAGAGCCAATAGTTAAAGTTGCAGCTCAAGTTGAGACAATTATTGAGCCGAAAGCAGAAGAAATACCAGTAGAAAAATAATGAAAGACGTAGGATATAGTTTAAGGAAGGCTTATTACAATAAATTAAATGGTGCTGTTACTTTAAATGCAGTAGCTGTTCCTATTTATGATAATGTTCCAAATAAAGCAGTATATCCTTATATACAAATATCTAACATTAGTGTAGTTGATGAATCGACAAAAAGTAATTTTAATAGTAATTGTGTAGTAACAGTACAAGTATTTACAGGAACAAATGGAGCTACTTATTCTAAATTTGATGCAGATGCTATTACTAACTCGGTAATGCAATTATTAATAAATAGAAGCTCTCTTCCAGATGCAAGTCCAGATTTTAAAGTAATCACAAACAACCTTGAATCTACTGGATATATAGAAGAATTATACGATGGATTTTATGAAGTCAGAAAAGTAATAAGAATTAGAAATATAGTAGAACAATTATAAAATGGGATTAGTAAACGGAACAAACCTAGTATTATACGTATTAGATGGTGCAACAAATAAAGCATTTGGCCATTCACGTAGCTTTACATTAAATGTAGAAGCAAGTTCAATAGACGCAACTTCAAGAGATTCATCTGGGTGGAGTGAGTTTATTATGGGAGCAAGAAGTTTTACCTTAGATTTTGAAGGTTTGACAAATTACGATGATGATATTGATCCAGCATATTTAGAATCAGCAGTAGAGAATAGAACAAAATTTTTTGTTAAATTTACAGATGACCTTGCAGGTTCTTTAGTATATAATGGCTACGTATATGTTAGTAGCTTAACTATCGATGCCCCAATGGAAGATGTAGTTACTTACTCTGGAACTCTACAAGGAACTGAATTATTAGCATTAGCATTAGCATAAACAAATTATAAACAATTAAAATTAAAATAAAATGGCATTAATTAACGGAACAAATTTAGTAATTAAAGTAGGTGGTGTACCTTTGTTAAAGGCTACTACTGCTAGTTTAGAATTAACTGTAGATCTACCAGATGCAACCACTAAGGATTCTGCTGGATGGAGTGAGTTTTTCGCAGGTGTAAGAGGATGGACTTTATCTTCTGATGGTCTTATTGACTATGCAACTTCTGCAAGTGTAGAAACTGATGAACTTGTAGCATTGCTTATTGCTCGTTCTGCTGTAGCTGTAACTTTTTCAACATCGACTGCTGGAGATATGGTATTAAGTGGTAATGCTTTCATTTCTTCTATCTCTCAAACAGCTGATATGGAATCACCATCTGGCTATAGCGTATCTTTCCAAGGAACTGGTGCATTAGCACAATCAGTAGTAGCCTAATCAATTTTTTTCTGACAGTAACCACAATTACTTAAAGAAAAATAAAATGAGTGCAGGATATATACAATTAGAATTAGGTGGTAAAAAGCGTGGTATCAAGTTTGGTAATTATGCTTTAATGGAGTATTCTAAAATTAACGGTACTGGAGTTGTTGAGTTTAATGAGGAAAACCCTATTAAACTATGTTCTGACTTAATCTATTGTGGATTAAAGAATAACTCTTATATCAAGAAGGAAATCATGGACTTTACTATGGATGATGTTTTGGTATGGGTAGATGATATGCCAATGAGCCAGGTAACGGATGTAATTAGCTTATTTGAACAATCTGTAAAGACTTCTCAAGGTATAGTAGATATTCAAGACGCAATGAATATAGATATTGCACCATCTAAATCTGTAAAGCCAAAAAAATAGCTTGGGAAGAGGTTTTAGACTTTGCCATAGGCGATGTTGGACTTCTTCCCGATCAATTTTATGATATGACATGGGTTGATTATAATAGATTTGCCTATGGTACTATCAAAAGACAAACGAGGGATTGGGAACATACTAGGTCATTAATTTCTATGATTTACAACTCAAATGTAACTAAGAAACAAGATCAAAAAAGCCCCGATAAAATTCTTCCTCTTTGGACAGATAGACTAGGTAAACCCAAAAAACCTAAGTTAGAACCAATAACAAAACAAGACTTTGAAGAGGTCGTTAAACAGTTAGATAATGGATAGTAATTTTCAGGTCAAGATAACAGCGGATTTAGGTGATTTAGTAGCTAAGATAAAAAATATTGAAACTACTTTAGCTAAACTAGATTCTTCTTTTAAGGGAGTAAATGCTAGAGCTAGTCAAAGTTTACAAAAGACTGGTGAGGCTGCTGCTAGTGCTGGATTAGATATGAATAGGATGCGTCTTGCATCTTTTGCTCTTGGCCAGGTTATCCGAGATTCTGGATTTTTTGCTCAAAGTTTTGGTCTTGGATTATTAGCCATTTCAAACAACGTACCAATACTTATTGACCAAATAGTAATGCTTAGTAACGTATCCAAGGGATTAGGTATTGCTCTATCTATGATGGGTTCAATACTAACTGCTGCACTTACTATATTTGCCTATGCTTCAATGGGGGCTGATAAGTATAATGATTCACTAGATAAGATTAGAGCAACAGCTGGAGAAAATGTAATAACCCTAAACGCTTTATTGTCTATAGCTAAAAATGAGGAATTATCTTATTCAACAAGACAAGAGGCAATAAATAAGTTAAATCAGGATTACGATATATTTAATGAGAATCTAAGTATTCAAAATATAAATAGTAAAGAAACAGCAATTGCTGTAAATAAATTAACTCAATCTATTTATCTTCAAGCCGAAGCTCAAATACTACAAAATCAATTACAGGATGAAATAGCAAAAAAGAGAAAATTAGAGGCAACAGATTTAAAGGATCAGGCAAGTTTTCTTGATAAAACTAAAGGTAAAATAAATCAATTTAATACGGCTCTTGGTATAGTAAGAGAAACAATGATGTTTGGTGGATTTGCTGAATTGGGTAGCAAAATGGCTAAAGGTCAAGAACAATATAATAAAGCAATAAGTTCATCTGGATTAGCAAATTTCAATGCTGATATGCAAAAACTAGATGATTCAACTAATAAATTAACAAAGGATTTAGAAAATAATCTTCTTTCGTTAGCAAAGATAGGCCAATTAGATAAGCCAGATAAAAAAGATGGAGAAGAAAGTAGAATAAAAAAATTAGCTGTAGTATATAAAGAATTAGCAGATGAAATAAAAAAGGTAGAATATGATACATTCTCAAGTGAATTAGAAAAAGCAAATACTTTAGTTGATGCTCATAAAAAAGCACTTGAATCGCTTATAAAGTTAGGTGTATCTCCACTATCTAAAGAATATAAGAATTTAAGCGATCAAATGCTTGATGCGAATAAAAAACTTTTTGGTGAGGAAGGTAAAATATTTGCAGCTAAATTACAGGGACTTACAATAGCTAACCAAGCAAAATTAGCAGTTGAGGCAGAATCTGACGCTAAGGAAAAGCAAATAGCTGCACAAAAAGAATTAAATGCTTTAGGTAATGATTCAGTAGCAGGTTCTCTATCTGATGATCCAACTTATGCTATTCTTGAAAAAAGAAATGAGGCATACGATAAGCAAAACAAAAAGATTAATGACACTAGAGAGTTGTTAACCGACATGGGTAATATATTAGTTGGCCCATTAGCAGGAGCTTTTGAAACTATGTTTCGTACTGGTGAATTTGGTTTTAAATCAATAATAAGTGCATTAGCTCAAGTAATAGCAAAATTATTAGCAGCAATTGCAGCAGCAGTAATATTAGCAGTAGTTATTTCTGTAGCTACAGGAGGTGCAGCAGGAGGTGGTAAATCATTTGGTAAAGCATTTGCTGGATTAATGGGAGGTAAGGGAATGTTTCCTGGATTAGTTCCAAGAGCTAAAGGTGGTATATTTTCTGGTCCATCAGCGGCTCTTGTTGGTGAATATCCTGGTGCTAAAAATAATCCAGAAGTAATAGCTCCATTAGACAAATTAAAGTCTTTAATGGTCAATACAGATAGTGGTCAAATGATGGGTCAATTAGAGGCTAAAATTAGTGGAAATGACTTAGTAATATTAATGAATAGGGCATCAAAAAATAGAAACGGATATTATTAATGGCTTACGGAGAAAGATATAAACTAGAGTTTTCTGATGTATATTCTAATACTACTGCAAATTATGTAGCTACCGTATATAAAAAGGATTATATAGGAGCATTGACTGATTTAAATGGCTCTGGTCAACCATTAATTATTGAAACACAAAGAGATGGAGATTCATCATACAATCCAATAATATCATCAATAGCTACATTAAATATATTAATAAGGGATGCTTCAGGATTAGATATAGTTTGGGAAGATGAAAATAGTGTATGGAATTTATATAATGCTATATGGGATAATAATGGATTAGATATTTTAGATCTACTTACAGCAGAAATAGATGATTATTATTTAGAATTAAAAAGAGGTGATGATATTATTTGGAAAGGATATTATATTACGACTTCCGACGTTAGCATTAAAGAAATAGCTCCTATACAATTTAATCTTGTTTTCTCAGATGTATCATTAATAAAAGCAGAAAATTATTTTGAATCAGAAGATGTTAAAGAAGTAGAATATTTTGCTAAAGATATAATTTCAATAGAAGAATTAATACTTGATAATTTAGATTCATTTGGTCTTTTTGATGATTATATGATTGAAATACCTTATGAATTTTATGCTCCTTATGGTGGAATAAATAATTCTGGTACTATAGTACCTACATATCTTGATTTTTCCGAAATATATATCCAAAAAAACTCCTTAATGGATAAACTTGGTAACTATATGTTTAATTATGATATATTAAATGGTATATGTACTCAATTTGGCTTAATGTGTTACCAAAAATATGGAAAATTATATATATCATCATATAAAAACTTAGTAAATAATAATACTAGAACTTATAGAAAATATACAAAAGGTGTTGGATTTACTGGAACAGAAGTGGTTACTGATACACCAGTTATATTAAATTCAGCATCATTTAGAAATCTAGGTAAATCACAGGTAATTAGATATTCACAACCTACTAAGTATTTAGAAATATCAAGTAATGTTGCAGTAACAACAAATAATACTAATGCGTTTTTATGGGGTGAAAGTATATACTATGACCCATCAGACCCAACATTAACTCCAATTAAACAACTTTCTGAATATACATTAGTTGGATCATTTGTACAGCCAGTAAGAGGAGTATATGCTACAAGTGCTACATCACCTTATAATTTTAGATTTGGATTAAGATTAACTGTTATAACTTCAACATTTGATAATAGATTCTATATGATTTCTAATACACCAGTATCTGTTAATCAGGCAGACGTTGTATCGGTATCATCTGAATTTGTTTACGATGCTAGAAGAGATGGTCTTGGTGATGAAGTATTCTTTTCTTT